TACCATCTGGTAGAAAACTTATGGGATTATCTGCAGGATGTTACTTGCATCATAAAGAAAACTATGCTAAGAATACACAGCAAATGTGGTGGAGTGGACTTGTAGTTAAACGTAATGTAGATAAAGGAGAGTATGATCTTGAAATGATTGAGTACAACACAGTAAGGAGAAAGTATGGTAAAAGATAAAAGAGTATATCTAAAAAAAATAGATCACAGCCATGATATGTCATATGAAAATGAAATAAAGTTTGATAATGTAAATTCACCTGCACATTATAAACATGGTAAAAAAGAAACTATAGAGGTTATACGTGATTGTATGGAAAGTGATGAGTATCATGGATACTTAAAAGGAAATGTTTTAAAATATGTTTCTAGATATAAGTTCAAAGGAGAACCATTACAAGATTTAGAAAAAGCACAATGGTATTTAAACAGACTAGTAAAGGAGGTCAAAGATGGGGGCAGTTAAACACGCACTACAAGAAGTAGAAGATTTTGTAGCAGAGTCTTTAGGAGAAGGAAGGACTTTAAATCAAACAATAAGAGATGCTAGAGAAGCATTTAATAAAATGAACAATACTTATTTACTTGATGCAGATTTTATTGAAGATAAATATTACCAATTTAGGGGGCAACAATGAGAGAGATGTTTTTAGATGCATTGCATGATAAGTATACAGCACAGATATCTGATGCTAAAGCTAAAGCTATTGTGTACTTAGATAATCCTGTTGCAATTGGTGAGCACCCACAGTTTATAGAAGAATTAGATAAACTTGTAAATATAATATCTACTGCAGAAGAAAATATAAAAACAATACATAAACAATTTGGAGAGCATAATGACTAAAGAAAAAGAAAAAAAACAACAAATAGGATCAAGAACATTTTTAATTGACTCTATGCAACTACAAGATATAATGAGATATTTAATGGGTAGACCTTACGCAGAAGTTGTAAAACTTATGAGTATGTTAGGTACATTAAATCAATTAGATCCTAGCATTGGTGCAGACTTTGTTAAGAAACAAACAGAGGAAGCCAATGGAAAAAAGTAATCTACACAAACACACAGGTCTATTGTTTGAATTAAAGATTGGTCTTAATAAAGATAATGCAATAGTGATTGACTACGGTGGAAAACCTGTAGGTAAAATAAGAGAAGCACTTAAAGATTATAAATATCAAGCTAATCTATGTGCTGCAATTATTAATCATGCTAACTCTGCAGGTAAGAAACTAGAGGATGACATTAAACAAATGATACAAAAAATTTAAAGTTTTGGTATAAGTGTCGCCAAAAAAAAGGCTCCCTTAAAGGAGCCCTGTTGTTGCCTATACGGGGGAAGTTAACGCTTCCCCTTTTTTATGTCTTAGCTATTGTATTTTTATTAATACCTTTTTTTATTATATAATTTTGTGTGCCGTTAGCACCTGTCTCTACTTCTTTTTTTAAAACTTTAAACAATTCTTTCTCTCTCTTGTCTTTATTCTCTTTTGCTATGTATGCATCAATAAGTTTTGTATCTCTCATAATATTATGTTAACATTTTATTTGTTTGTGTCTCAAGTTTACTAAGTTTAATTGGCTTGCTTAGTGAATCTTTTTGTAATCTTTTAGGCAAAGGCATTTTAATTAACTGCTCTGCTTCACCTTCGTATCCTAGATTTACACCTTCAGGTGGTTTATAATTTTGTAAGTATTCTGTGTATTGTATTAAATCTATATTGTTTAAATTTTCTCCATCGTAAGGATAGGTATCTGCACCACCTATATGAAATTGTTTAAAGATTGAATCTCTTTCTAAAGTACTAAGATTTGTTATAGATTTAACTACTTCATTTTCAGATGCATCTTTAGTAGGAACTATAGGTAGTTCCCATACAATTTTTTTAAATTCTTCTTCTAAATTTTCTATTTTTTGTATGTCTAAAGTAATCGGTTCCTTACTCCATATATAATACTCAGTAGTAACATCCCCCATACCTACAGCTTCTCTATATTCTTGATCTATATTATTTAAAATGTAATCTACACCTTGCCCTTTACCTGTGCTACTATAAAAACTAGCATGACCTGGTACACTAACATTGTTAGTTAATTCTTGTAGTATTTCTACAGGTACTTTTTGTAATACATACCCTTCATCTTGTGCAGATTTAACTTTTCTTCTAGTGCTACTTAACTCTTCTTTTTCAGAACCACCTTCAATATCATTAGGATTTTCCATATCAATTGTCTCTAATTCAACACCATATTCTTTTGCAATTTTGTTTAATTGGTCATACACAATTGTATCATAAAATTTTTTAAGACCTTCTTTATCTTCATCAGTCATAGCATCATAACGATTAGCTTGTATTTGACCATTAGTAATTGCTATACTATCTCTACCTTCAAGAGAAGCTTTCTCAAACATCTTACGTAATACTAACTCAACCCATTTTTTAGATTCTCTTATTGGAAAATCTGGGAGTGCTTCTCCACTAGTCATCATAGTTTTTTTAGCTTCTTCTATACTATCAGAGCTATAATTTCGTATCATATTTTTACTAAATGTATAGTATTTATCTGGATCTAATTTTTTTATAACTGATGTTATACCTGTAGTTTTATCAGTTGCATATAAAACTTTATTTATACTTGCATCTTTTTTATCTAGTATATCACTTTGTGTTCTAAATTTTTCTTCACGCAATTTATATATGTCACCATAATTTTTTTTAATAAATTCTGAATTTATATCACTACCTTTTAGTATCTTCCATTCTTTTGCAGATCCTTCAGTTTGTATTTGTTGTAACATAGATGATTGTATTTCATCTATAATTAAAGTATTATTAAGTATGTTACTTAAATTTTTATAAAATCCATCTGGGTCTGTTGTTAATGAATTAAAATTATAACCTACTTGAGTTCGTGCATGTGCAAATGTATTGGTAGCATACTCAGTAGGAAAATGAGGTTCTACATATAGTTGACCTACTTCTCCTTGATCTTTACCTAATTGAAATACTATATGCTCATCAGTAAGATTTCCTTTTGTATCTTCGTTACCCCCTAGGGAGTAGTCAGCATACATTATATTCATTTCACTTCTAGGTATAGATTTTACTGTAATACCAGGAGTTATATCTTTTTTACTAACTATATCTAACAACTCTTGTTTAGTTATAGATTCATTGCCTTGCAAAATTTCGTTAAGACCAAGATAGTCCATCTCAGTTTTTGTAGAATTACTTTGTATAATACTTTTCCATTTACCTTTAGTAGACTTATCTTGCTTAGCATTTGTAATAGCTTCAACAGCTCTTGAATAAAAATCTGGTTTGTCACCCTTAAGTGCTAATGCTGTTTGCTTTTCTACTTTAGTTAGTTTACCAAACTTAGGTTTCTCTGGTACTAAATCTTTAGTTTGTTTTGATAAATCTGGTTTTTTATTTTCTAATAACTTTTTAGTAGCTTGAGTAACTGCCTCAGTAGCTAACTCTTTACCTAAGTTTGGACCTTTAGGTGGCTCATTTAATGGTGGTTCAGAATCTTTATTTTGATTAGTAGTTAATTGATTAGAATCAACAGTGTCTTCTTCGTTAGAATCATTTTTATTTATATTAGGATTTATATTAGGAACAGCCATCATATTAGACATCTGTTTCATTCTGTCTACACCTTCCATACTACCTTTAGGTATTGATGATGTACTCTCTGTATCTTTACCAATGCTATCAACATAACCAGATACTTTTTCTGCAGTTTTATTATAAGCTGCAACACCTGCAGTTGTACCTAGTACAGCTTCAAATGCATTTTGACCATACTTTTTAATAAGTTTATCGCCACCATTCTTAGCTAAATATTTTACTAACTTAGGTATTGCAACTCTAGCTGTTGTTGCTACAGCTGCTTCGGCTACTGGTGTTGCTAATAAAAAAGGCATCTAGCAGTTCCAAGCCCTTAGGGCTTTATTGATTCTACTTTGTGGATCTCTTGCAGTTTTAGCAGATGTAAGTTTCTTTTTCATACCACTCATACGTGCACAAAAACTAGCTCTACGTTTATTACCAACTACTTTACTAGGTGCTTTTAAAGTACCACCTTTATAGCTAGCTCTACCTTTTGCATTTAATCCACCGCTAGGATTCTTACCTTCTTTCCTAGTCCATGCAGGTGTTTTTGCCATTATTTTTTCCTTTTTTTTTATTAATATTTTCTTTTTTTCTTATTTTTTAAATATTCTTTATGGCTACTACCACTCATGGTTTTACCATCAGGCATTTTATGTGTTTTCTTTTTTTTTGTTTTTGCTTTTTTCATTATACTTTCTTTGCTAATTTTTTATTCATTTTTTTTTGTACTGACTCGGGTAATTTAGCAAATCCTTTGTATTGTTTTTTACCATTAGCAGGTTTCTTCTTTACATTAGTTTTTTTCATTCCGTACATTATGTATAACTCCTATATTGTTTTACTTTTTTTGCAATGTTCTTTGGTTGTTTCACAAACTGCTTTCCCTTCTTTGTTCCTTGTCGTTTTGCTTTTGTCGTTGCTGCATACTCCGCAGACGATAAACTTTTAATAGCTTTTTCTGGTAAATATCTTTCTCCAGTTTCTGAAGATTTTTTTCCAGATTTTGTTTTCCAATTTTGTTTTCCCCATGCTTTAAGAGATCTCTGTGATTTTGCTAATGCCATTATGACTTATATCCTCCGCCTGCTTTCTTGTAGGATTTAGCTAATGCTTGTGCTTTTCTAGCTGACCATTTGCCTGCACCTGTACCATGAGAAGCCTGTGATTTAATTCTATTAAATATTTTTTTTCTCATTCCAGGTTTAGTATAGTTTCCTGCTTTATTAACTGTCATCGTTTTCCTCCTCTAAATTTCTAATTTTATAATCGTAGCTTCCTTCTTCATGTTCATCTGTAATCCATTTAGCTGAATTTTCTACAGAGTATATCTTACTACTTACTAATCTATTAATTAAGTTTTTGTTTGGGTCAACACCCA